ACTAAAGCTTGAATTGATTACCTTGAAACCATATTTGCCTTCGGCAAAAGCTATTTCATAAATGTTGTAGTCTATAATCATCATATTTGATTCCTTATACCAAAGATTCATTGTCATATACAAAGTATCATTTTCAACTTCGTGGTATTCACCACTTGAGTTTTTGTCTTGCATAAGAACATTACTACTATCGTATTTGTCAGTAACAAGAATATTTGCGACTGTGTGTTCATTCTCTACTTGTAAGAAAGTGCTGTGGTAGGGTGCAAAAAACTTTATTTCTTCTAGTAAAGATTTTGTCTCTTCTTCTGTTATGCAATTGTTATCTTTTTCGTTTATATAAAATTTTCCAGACTGTGTAACAGCTTGTGAATATTTCTTCGTTACGTTGTGTAATAATTTTGGACAAATGCTAATTCTTTCTTTGACACTACCATCATCAAGAGGTATGTCATTTCTGAACCAATGATCACCACTTGGATTTTTTTTAGTACCATCATTGATGTGCCGAACAATGTTGAATTGATCTTTCCATTTTTGATCAAAAGCACTAGTTATTTTCTTTTCTTCCTTTAGATCAAAATATTCTGATACACCAAGTTGTTTTCTACTCATTTGATCAAAGTTAATTTCCATTGGTTTTATTAATTGATAACTGTGTAGTAATTTTTGTAATACTAGATTATTCATATTAGACCACCGAGAAATGTTTAGCATATTTGTTTTGATACTTACCAAGAATATCTAATTCGTAAGTACCTCTGTCTAATTCAATTACTTCATCTTCTAAACGAGGATATTGACCCCAAATTGGGTTTGTATCATAAGATTCTTCCTCACCCTCTACACAATACCCAGCTTTTCTAATATCTTCTTTTGTGTATAAAGTTCTCTCGTATTTATACCAAAGTACAAGGTAGTCAGCTTTAGGGTTTTCAGAATGAAGTTGGAAGAGATGAATAATCATCTCAGCATAATTGGAATATTCCTTGATAATATTATCTGAATTATCAAGACATATTACGTATTCAGTATATATTTCTTTTTTCATTTTTTTCCTATATAAGTGTTCTATGTAGAACAATTTAGGGTGTAACATGGGAAAATATTCAGTTGCAACTAAATATTCTCCCCAGACTAAGTGAGCTACCTGTCTGCTCTACACTTGGGTTACAAGTGATGGGATTTGAACCCACGACCTCTTAATCCTTTTTGTTAGTGTTGCATTACACCTTTTGCAACAGTTCTAATATGTTTTGTTGGAAGCTATCCACCATTATTTCAATATAGGACGAAACAACTCTCTTATTCTCCAAGAATCCTATATGATCTAGCCAATTTCCTACTAATCCGTCAGGCATTTCAACCTTGTACCTATCCTTTCTCAACAGTTATCTCTAGTCACCCCCACACCATTAACATTCAATTTGACCTTCATTTCTGCTCAGTCTTTACCTCTCGGTTCTTTAAGCTGTTGTTAGCTCTGTTAAGTTGAGTTCACCTAGTGCCTTTACAGCAACGATATTGTAGTTTTCATTAACACATCACCTAGTATTACCTTTGGCTCGTCTCCATGTGTGTAGCAGGGAATTCAACCCTTCAGGGGTATAAGCCCTGAGTTCCAACTGTCGCTTCAACCAATCCATGAGTTCTGGAACTTGTCATCTTCTCATTTGTGGCGAGTTGTACTTCTACACCCTACAAAACATTAACACATATCCTACCCTCTCTGCTGTCGTTAGACTGCTCAAGTCCTTAGATATGAAGATGTCTTTTCACCTATGTCTGTTTACACTTGATATAGTTTTAATTTTCGGAAACCATTAATAATGGTATTCAAAACATATCATTTAAGTTTGTTTAAGAAACAAGAACCCTTTCGGTGACAATGTGGTCTGAATCTTGTCTCAGTAGAGTTATCTTCTAGTTTTGTATCGTTTAACTCTCAAGCCGATATAGAAATACTAAGTCCTAAAAAAATTAATGTCAACCTTTTTTGGAATATTTTTTTAACTAACTAAAAGGGTGTATCGGAATCTATATCATCAGGGTTGTAATCTTCCCATAGATTACGAGCTAAAACCTTACCAATATCCTCTGTTAATTTGTATGCTTCAAAGAAAGATTTTTCTGAACCATATTTTGTGTGTAACAAATTATGATGGTGCATACAAAGAGGAATGACATTTCTATCAGAAGATTTCATACCCATTCCTCTTACTCCGTCCCATGGCCTTAACAAATGATGTGCTTGAGTAGGCCCATTACAAGCCTGACTAATTTTCATTGTCTTAAAACAACATTGCATACATGAAACAAGTTTTAAATGTTTAAGATTTTCATACCTTTTTTTAGAAGGGTGCTTTTTCTTCCGTTTTATAGGTTTTCGTTTCATCACTTTTAATTTCAGTCTCTTTAAGTCTTATTTTAGTCCACTCTGTTCCTTTAGAGGTAACATTTCTCCAACCACCAAAATCGTAAGCTTGGTCATTAAAATTAATTAAACCTTTTATATCAGGCACTAGATCAGGTTTAGGTGACTTGCTTCTTTGTTCATCTGTAACTTTATTTAATAAACCAACAGATATAGCCAATTCAAATTTATCTTCCCTATCTGGGGCAGAGTATTTCAATATAGAAGCATATCTATCAACACCTTGTATTTTGATAGTGCCTTTCCTTACTACTGTGCAATTAGTTTCGTGAAACAAACTGCCATGATTATTTTCGTGTGTATATTTCTTTTTTTCCATTTTTACTCCTTTATTAATCTATATTTATAACCCTTGCCACTATCAATTCTTTTCCTTACAACAATTTCTCCAGTCATAGGTAAATTATATTTTACTCGGCATGGGTGTTTTCTTAAATCTCTTATCGCCGCAGAGATAGATGGTTCACCATAAAACTTATTGGCTTTTTCTTTAATGGTTTTTTGCAATTCCCAAAAAGTCCACCATCTACCATCTTGCATACATTTATAAACACAATCGTTTATAGATAACTTTTTCATTTAAAAGTCAGATTGTCCAACAGTAGTTTTTGGTTGGATTGGTTTGCTTGTAGAAGCCTGTTTTTTTATAGCTTCCACAGCTCTATTACCATCATCATCATCTTGACTACCAAGACCACAAGCCATAAGCAGACTGTATCTTTTTGCATAGCTAAGTGAACTACCATAAGCATGAGGGTCATTCTTTACAGCAGGGATAAATAGAACACCACTACTAAGAGAAGCTCCATGTCCATATAAAACTGTTTCTATACCTATACCACCTTCTCTTTCGTGTGCTATTTGTTGGAAGTAAACACCATTTTCGTTTAATGGTTTCTTTACTGTTCCAAGCACAGATTCAAGTGTTGCATAACCACTATTAAAATAAGGGTTAGTGCCATCTTTCTTCACGTTCTCAATTTCAGATTGAGCTTTTGTCAAAGCATTAATCAAATAATCAATTCTTTTCATTTTTTACTCCTTAAATAAGACATGAGCACCTTTAATTTCTTGAGGCCCCCATTGTCGCATGAAGTTCTCATTTGAAGTGTCTGGTTCAAGACAAGACATATGAGCCACTTCGTTAATATCACTAGAAAAAGATAATATTCGCATCATTTTCAAAGCAATTCTTTTAAGATCAGCAATATGGCTCTCAATGTTCTGAACCTCTACTGTCATAAACTCTTGTTTATATTTAGTTACATATATGTAATCTAATATTGGTTTTTTCTTTGTCGCTAAACAATAAAACCCTAGCTGTCTATTATAATTACCATTATTTTTGGGTTGTCTGCCTGTTGTTTTGATATCTCTAACTTGAGATTCATACATCATGTCTACGTAACCCCTAATTGGTATTGGCAATTCATCAAATTTATATTCAACCTTAACTTGTGCTTCTTTAAAGCCTTCAATTTGGCGATATAGTGGAATTACTTTTTTAAGAGTATTGGGCAACAACATTTGTTTTTCAAAACACTTATCAAAGTCATAATCTACCTTATCGTCCATGATTTCTTTATGGGTTAAAGCATATCTATCCATACATAGCTGTATGGCTTCCTCTATGTCGCTGTCAGGTCTCATACAAGCATGAGTGATACCAAGTTCAACTATATTACCAAACGTCATTGCTGGGCTATATGCTTTGTCTCTATATCCAGCAATATTAACTAACCACTTTGCAGGGTCATCACGAAATTTATTTATTGATGATGGGCTTAGATATTCAACCCCATGATGTTCAAATACATTTTTCATTTTTTACTTCCTTTTATGTTGTTGGTCAAGTATAATCCCAAAAAAGGAATAAAAGCAACATGAAATTAAAAAAATATTTAAGCCTATTTGGTCTAAAGCAAAATGAGTTTTTAGATCGTGTATATAAAATTACTGGAAAGAAAATACCTCAATCTACTTTAGCAAAATGGATTTCAGGGATTAGAGTTCCAAGAAAAGAAGAAATATTAATCATAAAAGAAGCAACAGAAGGTCTTGTTGAGCCTAATGATTTTTTTGATTAGATATTAAAAAATTCCAAAAAGGGTTGTTTTATTTAATTAAATATTTTAAATTCTCCTAACACTACAAAAAAAATATGAGCATAGAGCTACTTAATAATGCCCTTAAAGTTGAGGGATATACACCAACAGCAAAATTTATACTTGTCATTCTCGCCAATTATGCTGATGAATTTGGAACTTGTTTTCCATCACACAGACATTTGGCAGATTTAGTGGGTTTGAAAGATACTAAAGGAGTTGCCAAATATATAAACGATTTTGAAAAAGATGGGTTGTTAGTTAAGCAAAAAAGAAAGAATGATGATGGTGGTTATACATCAAATAGATATATTCTGAATATAGGGCTCAAGAACCCTATGGGTGTGAGAACCATGAGGGTAGGGGTATCAGAACCCAATAATACTAAAGAAGATACTAAAGAAGTAATACAAGAGTTTGAAGAAGTTTGGAAAATATATCCAAGAAAGGTTGCAAAAAAGAAAGCTCTTTCAGTCTTTAAAAAAATTAATTTAGAAGAACACAGTTTAATAAAAAAATCTGTAAAGATATTTGCAAAGAAAACAATCAATACAGAAGAAAAATATATTCCACACTTTTCTGCATGGTTAAATCAGGAAAGATGGAAAGATGAATACAAGAAACCAATTAAAACTTTAAATAATTTAGCTGGTTAGTTATAAGGAGAAAAATGATAGATTTGACTGAAGAAAATATAAAATTAAAAAATACTTCTGATGGAACTCAGAAGGTTAAGTGTCCACAATGTCAACCACCACACAAGATGTCTGACAATCCATTATCTGTGACCATAAAAGAAAATGGTTCTGTAGTTGTATGGAAGTGTCATCATTGCGATTGGAGTGGGAGCAAATTTGAACAAGATAGATATAGATATTTCAAAGACACTAAAAAACAATCTTACGAAAAACCTGTTGTCAATAATCAGACTTATTCTGATTTTATGTATGATTTCTTTTCTAATCGTGGCATTTCTAAATCCGTTGTAAAGGAATTCAAAATATTCACAGATCACGATTGGATTTGTTTTCCCTATTATGATGACAAGTCAGAAATTACAAATATTAAATATAGAAAAATAAACAAAATGTTTAAGCAAACATCTAATTCAAAACCAAGTTTATATAACTATGACAATATTTACAGAGCAGAAACAGTCATATTTTGTGAAGGAGAGATAGATGTTTTGTCATTAGCAGAAGCAGGTTTTTTAAATGCGACAACCCTTCAAAATGGTGCTCCAAAAGAAGCTAAGTTTAATGATAATGATGCAAGATTTCAGGCACTCAAACAGAACAAGCTAGATGCTAAAAAGATAATTTTGTTTTTAGATAATGATGAAAGTGGTAAAGCATTACATAAAGAGTTGCTACACAGATTTGGCAAAGATACTTGTTGGTATGTGGAAACACCATCAGGTTGTAAAGATGCAAATGAAGTTTTAATGAAACATGGCAAGGAGAAACTTAGAGAGTTAGTAAACAATGCTATTCCTTACCCTGTAGAAGGCTTATATACAGCTCATGACTACTCAAAACAAATACAGGAGTTATATGATGGAAATTATGTAAAACCTGTAGAGATCGGAATTGATGGGCTTGATGATATTTATAAAATAATGACAGGCACATTCCACACTATTACTGGAATACCTAATCATGGTAAGTCATTATTCTTAGATCAGATATTGCTTTCTTTGGCAAAAACAAAGGGGTGGAAATTTGCCATATTCTCACCTGAACATTCTACAGCTATGCATATAAGAAGATTATTACAAATGTATGTGCAAAAGAATTTTGATGAAAACTTTGATGAAAGAATGACAAAGGAAGAATTAGAAAAAGGTTTAGACTTCATACACAATCATTTCTACTTTATAGAAACAAAAGATGCTGTACCAAGTATTGAGCTTATCTTAAATATAGCAAAATCAGCGATTTTTAAATTTGGTGTTAAGGGTTTAATTATTGACCCATACAATGAAATCAATGCTGTCAGGTCGTCTCAGAAGCGAGAAGATGAACATATCCGAGACTTTATATCACTCTGTAAAAGGTTTATAAGAGTACATGAGTGCATTCTTTGGGTAGTAGCTCACCCAACTAAATTGCCCAAATCTAATGATGGTAGTTATGCACCACCAACAGCTTATGACATTTCAGGAGCTTCACATTGGCATAATCAATCAGATGCAGTATTAACAATTCATAGAGACTTTGATGATAATACCACTAAGATAATTACTAGAAAGATAAGAGAACAAGACTTATATGGAAAGATAGGAGAGAAAACTTTCTTTTACAATTTCAGAACGAAGAACTTTGAGTTAGATGAAAAAGGTTCAAGTTGGGAAAGTTATGATGGTTAAATATGAAATATTTATCAATTTGTAGTGGCATAGAATCAGCAGGTGTAGCATGGGAAAGGTTAGGATTTGAATGTATAGGATTATCAGAAATAGACCAATTTCGTTCTGCTGTGTTAAATTATCATTATCCAAATGTAAAAAACTTTGGAGATTTTACAAAAATACAGCTAGATGACTTATCAGAAAGACCTTCTATCATTGTTGGGGGAACACCCTGTGCAACATTCAGCATATCAGGACTTCGTAAAGGACTTGCAGAAGATAGAGGAAACCTCGCACTTGAGTTTATTAAACTTGTTGATCGGATTAGGCCTAAATGGTTTCTCTGGGAAAATGTCCCCGGTTTGCTGTCATCTAATGAAGGACAAGACTTTGCAACCTTTCTCGGAGCAATGGCAGAATGCAGGTATGGGTTCGCCTACAGGGTTCTTGACACTCAGTACATCAGAACACAGCGATTCCCTAGAGCACTCCCACAAAGACGGAGACGTATCTTCGTTGTCGGACATCTTGGAGACTGGAAAAATCCAGCAAAAGTTCTTTTTGACGAAGAAGCATTGCGAGGGAATACTCCACCGAGCAGAAAAGAAAAACAAAACACTACCGAAAAATTTACAAACCGCATTGTCAGAAGTGATAAATACGTCCAAGACGAAGTAGCAAGTACAGTATGTGCAAGAGACTATAAATCTCCTACCGACTTAATCGTAGAAAAAGATTTAACAATTATTCATGGCAATCATTCAAGGGTAAATGGTGATGGATTCAAAAAAGATGGAGCAAGTTACACATTAACAGCTTCGGAAATACCATCAGTACACTATGAAGAAAGTGAAACATTATGTTTTGAGCACAGGTCTAAAGACGGAACACCACGAGTGCACAAGGAAGAAATATCACCAACTTTAACAGCAATGACAGGTGGAAATAGACAACCATGTATTCTCAGACAGAACGTAGTTAGAAGATTAACTCCTTTGGAAACAGAAAGACTTCAAGGGCTTCCAGATAATTGGACACAAATTCCGTATAGAGGAAAGCCAAAAGAAGAAGCTCCAATATCTAAAAGGTATGAAGCTTGTGGTAGAGCAATGTCTGTAAATGTCATGGAGTGGTTAGGCACAAGAATACAAAAAGTTGAAAAGGGGGAAATATGATAAAACGATTTAACTTTAATAATCTGATGGATTTTGATAAACACATAGAATTGTCTATACCAAATCTAAACACATTAGATTCCATCTTTAAAAACATTACACATGAAAATGCACAACCAGAATCTATCGTCTTGGATTTAGGTTGCTCAACAGGAAGATTTATTTCAAATCTAAGCAAGATAAAAGACTGTAGGTATATCGGAATAGATGAAGTAGATATGACAACAAGAAAAAAAGACTTTGAATTTATTAAAGGAGATGTAGAAAAAGATTACTTTCAAGGGAACACAAGCATAGCTTACAACCCAAAAGATCATGGAGATCACATATCTGTGCTTGTCTCTATGTTCTTTTTACAGTTCTTAGGACAAAAGAAACGTGCAAGAATCATAAAAATAATGAAAGATATTGTTGATAAAGGTGGAGTAATTTTACTAGCTGAGAAAGTACATTTAGATGATACAAAGATACAACAGTCTTTACATAGATTACATATACAAGAAAAAAGAAAAAACTTTACAGACAAAGAAATATTGGAGAAAGATTTGCAGTTAAGTATAAGTATGTTTTGTAAAACGGAAAATGAGTTGCAACAAGAATTAAATTACATAGGTAAGGCTACAAAAGTTTGGCAAAGTTATAACTTTATGGGATATGTGATCAAAAAATAATTTTTATATTTATTAAAGTTGAAGTATTATTTGTGAGAATAACTAAGAATTTATGAACAAAAAATCCACAACTAAAAAACTAACTGAGACTATAAAATTACAGATTAGGAATGATTTTGTACAGGGAGTTAGTAATGAAGAAGGATTAAAGAACTTTCCCACATTAGATGAATTGTATAAACACTACAAGGTCGCTAAATCTACACTCTACAGAGTATCAAATAAAGAGAATTGGAGAATAGAAAGAGAACAGTTTCAAGCCACCTATAAAGAAAAACTAGATAAGAAAAGAACAGAAACACTTGTTAAGGAAGGCAAGAGTTTAGACACAAGAAGTATCAATGTGGCAAAATCACTAATGAGCACCATAGAAAAAACTATTTCAAATAACCTAGAAAACATGGAAGAAGGCAAAACAGGATTGATACCAACACAGATAAATGCATTAGCTAATACTGCTTTAACTGCTCAAAAGATTGGTAAATTAGCATTAGGAGAAACAACAGAAAATGTTGAAATAAATGGAAATATCCAAAACACAGCATTCAGAGAAGCTATGGAATTGCTTGACACAGTTGCAGAGCAACGAAGAGAAAGCAACGATAGCCCTATACACTAGTTGGTTAAAGACTGCTAGACCAAAACAAATCATTCCTGATAATGATAAAAATATCTGGTTGATATTAGCAGGAAGGGGTTGGGGTAAAACAAGAACAGGTGCACAAGACATAGTTTTATATGCTTTAAGAAATCCTAATACAATTTGTGCTGTGGTCGCACCAACTCATGGAGATTTAAGAAGAGTTTGTTTTGATGGGCCTTCTGGATTGATGTCTATTATCCCAAAAGAATGTCTAGCAAATTCAAATGACTTCAAAGGATATTCCTCAAGTCTGTCCGAAATTAGGTTGAGCAATGGTTCTAAGATTGTCGGATTTGCAGCAGAGAATCCAGAAAGATTAAGAGGGCCACAGTTTCACAGAGCATGGTGTGATGAATTAGCGGCATGGCGATACCCAGAATCTTTTGATCAATTAATGTTTGGATTAAGACTAGGAGAGAATCCTAAATGTGTAATTACTACAACCC